GTTGCCGACAACATTAACACCTTGGTTTTCACTCCGGCTTTGATGACTTTGTTCATCAATTGTAAGTAACGATTATCGCGTGGATTCTCGTTATTTTCATCGGTGGTTACTTTACCACCGTTTCGGAAGTTGTGGCTTTCGTCAATAACAACAAGATCATAGTTGCCCCAGTTGATTCTTTCCAAATCAATGTTGCCGGATATACCGTGTTTTCTTGATAAATCGGAATGGAATAGAACATCGTAACGCAATCTATCAGCTAACAGCGGATTGGTTTTATAGTTCTGCTTATATGTTATCCAGTTGTCGTTAAGTTTCTTGGGACAGAGTAACAAAACATTTTTGTTACGATTCTCGTAATATTTTATGACAGCGAGTGCAGTAAATGTTTTGCCGAGACCCACACTGTCAGCGAGAATGCAACCGTTATACTTTTCCAACTTATTGATAATGGCAAGAGCGGCATCACGTTGGAAGTTGTAGAGCTTATTCCAGATAACACTCGACTTGAAGCCGGTTGCCTCGTTAGGCAAAACATCTTCGGATATGTCTTCAAGAAATTCATTGAAGATATTGTAGAGCGTTACGAAGTATATAAATTCCGGAGCATTTTCTTTATAACAGTTGGAAATCATATCAATGACTTCCTCTGTAACGACCTGCATCTTTTCAGAGTCGTTCCACAACTGATCGAAGAGCGATAGAAAATGCTGCGATAATGGGAATTTGGTCTTTTGGCAAGTAAAGAAGGCATCGTTGCCTTTCTCCGTGCCGAGTTCAACGGTGGTGAATCCGTTGAGCGGCATATAGTTGATGTTATCAACGTTGGCGAAGCCCATCATTGATTGGCGAGTGCGGTTGGATTTGAAGCAAACTTTTTGCCTAATCCACTCTGCACACTCTTTAGCGATAGCCTTTTGGCTAAGCTCATTGCGGAGCTTGACTTCAAACTCCGAGCCGTATAGGTTGCGCTCACGGTTGAGACGTGGAATGTAAAACTCACGTTTCTGCTTATCTTCTCGCTCCATGGTGAATGTGGGCGAAGTGAAAATAAAGCGCAACTCTTTGATGCCAAGAAGCTGTTCTTTCAACTCTTGGAAAGCATAGATTGAAAAGCAGGAGGCTGCGATTGCAATGCGGCTTCCGGGTTTTATTTCCTTTTGTAAATCTTGTTTCAACGTCCTGGAAATATTATCTATTAGTTCCATTTGTTGCGATTGTTCATCCATGCAAAGTAGAGTTTTTGCGTCAGTTTAAAGTGCAGAAAATTTCACTTGGATGCTCGACAGGTAAACCGGACCTTAGGAAAAGCAAGTGAAAAATTCTCTATTAAAATTTATTCGGTTAATAGGTATTGAGATTGATTGGTTTGTTCGTCAATTGCCTTATTCCCTACAGCTACAAAGTTAATAAATATTTTTTAATATTTAATTAATTAAATATGTAAAATTATGTATCAAACCGCAAAACAGTGTTATCAGCGTAATTTTGTGGAATTTGCATAATTTACGTGCATCCATACAACCAATGTTGTTGATTTCTTTCACAAAGAGTGGCTATTCGTTAAGAATAGTCTCTCGCTTTGTGTATCGGTGTAAAAAGCGCGACAGGTCTTTCCCAATCGCGCCGGAACTGACGAGTCTGCAAAATTCGGTGACAGACGAAGAAGATTTTTTAAATCTTATTGCAGCTCGTCAGCTAAATCTTGTAATTCAATAGCTATCGTGTAAAGAGCATTACTTAGAGTTTTACGTTCTTCCTGCGTAAACTCGCAAGGCTTACCGTTTTTCAGGTTGTTGTTTAGCTTTTGGCTGAACCAACATCCGGATTTACCAAAGAAGCGCTCAGCTATATATGCTCCATTTAAAACTCGTAATAAGTCCTCTCTTTGCAAGAATTTGATTTTAGAGAGTACCGGGTCAATCGTCTTTTTGTTTTCAGTCTCAGACATAGTAATATACTTTAAAAGCCACCAGAATTTAATGTATAATAATTGTGTGCCTAACGGCATTGCAAAGGTAGTAATTATTTCATTACTACAAAATCAAAAAGTGATTATTCATCTTCATCTTGTTGATTAAGATACCAGTAGTCGAGTTCCTCTTGGGTAAACTCGCCGGTATCTTCATGGTAGTTGCGCGGCGGTTGCTGTCTGTGCCTAACGTGTGGGCGTTTGCCACAAAAGCCGATAAGCGCAGCTATACTGCAAATAAGAATGAAGATGAGAAAAATTACGAGTATCATTACTATACAAGCTACTTAGTTGTTGTTTTCCAGCCGTTAGGAATGAAGAGCGCAAAAACGTGCGGTGTTCCGGCTATTACAATGTAAAGGAGAAATAGCAGAATCCAGCCTAAGGCGCGGACTGTTGCAAATATTTTACGAAGCATCTTCATATCCATAAAGTTAAACAAAATATCAATACAAACCTGGTTGTGAAAAAATTAACGCAAAAAAATCTTGGTTTACAATTTACTAATTTCAGTTACAACAACATCCTTTAAAACAATTATATAATCCACTACATCATTAGACTTTCGTCCGTTGTAGTCGACAATATCATTGTAACCATCGATATATTCGGCTTCAAAAATTGAGAAAGTATTATTTGGATTGTCCGTATATCGGCTGTTACCGGCAAATTTATCTATAAAAATGGCTTTGATGCTTGTGATTAATCCTCGGAGTTTGAACACAGTTGATTCATGATGTTCCTCAATGAAATCAGTTCGGAATATTCCGTCTTCATGATATGGTTTATTGGCTGTAAGTTCCGCTACGCTACCGACACGCAAAGGAGAGCCACAGCATTGCATCTGCCATTGCTCATAAAGTATCGTACATTGTTTAAGTTTTTCGTTCATAAGTCATGAATATAAAAATATCAAAGTCTATTCACGTTAAGCATTAAATTTTGTGAACTTGTCCGACACAAAATTATATATTACATAGACAAATATTTATTCGGTTACAACTTCTTCTGTTATAACTTCTTCGTCTGAATCAACCAGTTCAAATTTTAGTTTGTCTAAGCGAGAGTTAAACATATTGTTAATATCATCAGACCATACAACAGAGGAAGGGTCAGATACTACTTTAGTGGTCCCATCTTTATATTGAACAGATAGTGAAGTGATTTTAGCATATTGTATGATATCGGTAAACCACGCATATTCAAAATCATAAGAAGCGGTTTCGTCCGGCTCAATAGGACCGATACACCTCTTAGATATTATCTTACCGACTCTATCATCAACAGCGTTGTATCCGGCAAAACTGATATTAACGTATTTAATAGTTTTATTAGTTGGGTTATGGAAAGTAAAGCGTACGCCTGTTCCATCCGTGTATTCGCTCATATCGTACACACTCCAAGACGGTATTGAAATACCTTTAGAAGAAAAGCCTTTAATTGTATTAATAGCATCTTCCAAATTATTTAAATATATAAAGCGGGATAATGCTTTTGCAAATTCAAAAAACTCATCTCTGACAGATTGTGATGAATTAACAAGAGTGTCAATTTTAAGGCGTTCATCATCTGTAAGATAAACTTTACTTGCAGGTATATAAAAAGCTTTTTCATCCAATACACCTTTATAGTAATTAGTGCCTCTAATTTTAACACGATCGCCAATAAGAAACGTTGTACCGTCTTCAATATAATCGGTAGAATAAAATTCATCGTAATTGCTATACTTGGAAGGAGAAATTTCTTGACAGACTTTTGTGCTGTAAGTATCGTTAACCGCTGCCATAATATACTTAAAACTAAAAGGGAAATTGTCTGTTGTCGCGTTCGGATTTACGGTATAATTAATTTCATAGACTTTGTTGGAGTCTAGAGCAATGTCTGCTTGAGATTCATCAAACCATATGAAACTTGAAGTATTATACGATGAAGATGAAAATGGTATAGCATGAGAACCTTCTTTGTTGTTTTCATCGAGAGTTGTAAAAAGGATTTTAAATTTCGGGATGGAAAATGTAAAATCAATAACTGCGTCTGTGCCTGTGCACACATATTTAGTAACATTAGTATATCTATTATTAGATAAACTTTTAGTTGCAGAATAAATTGTTTGCCCTGTTAAGCCAATCCTGTCACTAAGACCTGTTAAATGAACAATATATTCATTATCATAAGATGTTGACCCCGGACGAATATACCATATAATACGTTCATCTGTTGTGGTATTTGTTATATGAACATTAAAATATGTTCTAGTATGATAGCTATTTCCTCCAACATTTTCGACATTTGTTACTAGAAATTGTGATCCGGTCAGCTCAATAGCCGGGGTTACTTCTTTTGTAGATTTAGAATAAACACTTTCCTCTTTGATGACGCTATGATACTTATGGCGAAGAACGTAATGTTTACCCTCTTTGGGGTTCTTTTTTGGTCTCTCTTTTAGCCAAATGGTATCAGGGACTTCATACTCAAACATTACAATATCCTTATTAGGATTAAAGTTAGAGAAACGTATAGTTTCTCCCACAAGAAGTGGAGTAAGGTCATCTATTTTGTTGGCTAAAGCATAAGAATTATATTCTGAATAGTTTTTCTCAATAGGACGAATGTCAGTATATGCATATATTCCCACAGGAAATATTGTAGCAAGGATAATCGAAAATATGTTTCTAATTGTCATGTTGTAGATTTTTTGAAGGATTCAGATATACAAAGTTAATAAATATTTTTTAATATTTAATTAATTAATCAAAATAAGATTGTAACTTTTCTAAAGTACTCCACCGGTATAGATAGAAACAGATTGTTGGAACGGGAACTTCTCGCAACCGATGTAAAGCGTATCGAAGGCATCCGTACCGTCCGTGCGATGCTCCAGGAGCGCTTCTTCGCTTTCGGCAAGCTTCTCGCCCGACTTATCCTTGTGGAAGCCGTTACGCCCGCGGCTTACACCGGCGGACTGAATAGCGAGAATCAGATCCTCATTGTTCGAGCGATTGAAGAAAGGCATCAGTCGTTGCTTGCCTGCGAAACCTTGGTTGATGAGAAGGTACTTTTCATCATGCCGCATCGGGTTGCCGAGATAAACAGGTTCCACTTGCCAGCCATGCTTTTCGAACTCATGCGTTACCACCCAACGAAAATCTTGCTCATTGACAGCATAGTTGGAGCCGAGCGCAGTAGCATCGTAATAATACACAACCGTCTTGTTACGATGCTGACTGTAGTAATTACAAAAATCGTCAATCAGAGCAGGTATTTTACGTTCGAACTTCACATAGAACGACTTGATAACATTTAGGCGTCTATCTTTCGGTTGACCTGCAACTATCCAGTTAATATTCGCGTTGTAGTCCATACCGATACAGATAGGCGCATCCGCATCAACATCACTGTCACTCGTAGAGTTAAAAGATGAGAGAGAAGAGCTAAGAGGACCATTAGCCAACTTTTTAAACTCTTCATCAAGCGTAGAGAAGTTGGAAGCATCATACTTATGCGCCTCACGCATCGACGAGTAAAAGCCGTCCTTAGCAATCCCAATCTTACGGCAAAGGATAGAGGTTTGGAACGTCAGCGGCGTTAGGTCCCGCTTCATCTGCTTGATGTAGTTTTCACCGAGCAATTGCAGATTTTCAATAGAAGAATACTCCTTGTAATAGACCGCTACGGAGCGCATCTTATTGAGGTTAGTGTCAAGCCGGCGCAGATAATACTTTAGATAGCTCGGCACCGTATCACCGGATTTATTCAGTTGGCGAATACGTTCCTTGATACGCCAAATCTCATAAACCGTACCCTCAATAGTCTTTATAAGCTCCGGGTCCATTTTCTCCTTGTAATGCAAGAACCAACTACCCTTCTGCGTTTGCGGCATATCACTCAGAATCATAATAGAATGATTATACGAGTGCTTACCGAAGTAAGACTTAATACCAC